GCGTCCAATATAACTTCTTGGTGCATTTTATTTCTCCAATCTACTGATATTATTATCTTTTACTACTTCTACTTTTTCTAGTAATGGGTGAGTCCACCCATGGCTTACTATATAAGTATTTAATGGTTCTTCAAGAAGCACTTCTACCAACTTTTCTCTACCTGTTTCATCTAATACATTTATGACTTCATCCAAGAATAGTATATTTATTCTTGATTTTGATATACTACTCATTAACTTTCTTATGGCTATTAGAGTGGCTGTGTTTACCCTAGCCAGCTCTCCTGACGAAAGTGCTTGTATATCAACTACATTACCATTATCCGTCACTTCTACATTTAACTTATCGTTCTGTACTACAAACTCTAAGGTAAACTTACCGTCAGAAAGTTCCGCCAAATACATATTAGTCAAGTCTTCAAGTTCTTTTACTAAATTTTCTATCTTATAAGCTACTAGGCCATTAGTGCTAAAAGCTTTTTTCAATACTTCTAGATTAGAAGAAACTTCTACTTGAGTCTTTAAATTAGCTTTTAACTCAGTTAACTCAGCTTGCATTTCCTGAGTCTGCTCTAGTATAACTTCTATTTTAGTGTTTTGGCGAGTTCTTCTTTCATTTTCTCTTGCTGTTTTTTCCAGCTCAGTTCTTGCTGCTCCCAAGCGTCCGCGAACGCTGTTGATGCGATCTTCAAGCTCTTTGCCATCCACAATAGATGTTGGTAAATCTTTATCGATTGAACGATAAATTTCTTCCCACTCTCTTTGAATTTTAGCTTTCCTAGAGAAGTCTCTATTGTTTCTTTTAACATCTTCAATTTTTGTTTCAATGTTTGTAGCTTCTTCATTTAAAATCTCCACTAGACGCTCTTCGCCATGTATTATATGTGCTTTAAATTCTGCGTCTATCTCTTGCTCACATGTAGGACAATTATTGCCGAGAGACTGCATTTTTTGCAATAACTTTTTAGAAGCCTGGAGTTTACCGGAAATAGTCCCCATAGACTCCTGTAAACTATCATAAGACAGCGTCTCCTTTGCCTCTATCTTTTGTACCTCAACTATATTTATCTTACTGAGCAGTTCTTTATATTGAATATTCTTTAAAATTTTATTATTATTTTCGGAAATATTTTCTATTTCTTTCGTAAGAAAGCGTAACTCCTTTTCGTCATCTTCCGTAGAAATTTGTAAATCTAACATTGGAAGTAGGGTAGTATCCTCCAATTTATTGTTTGATAACCACTTTTCAATTGTAGCTACTTTAGCTTCAATTGTAGTCAAATTAGCTACACATTCACGACAAGCCTCTTTAAAAATATCAAAATAATTAACATAAATTTCTAGGTGCAACAAGTCAATAAGAAACTTCTTCCTATTGGTATCTGTCGCAGTAAGAAACTGTAAACTTGCATTAGTATTTTGATACACTAGCTGAGAGAAAGTCTTAAAATCTACTCCAAGGATTCCCTGAAGAGTTTTGTAAGTATTAGTAGCTGTATGACTACTAATATCTTCTCCGTTTTTTGTAAGAACAATTTTAATAGAAGTTTTTCTGTCTACACATACCTTGTATTGTGTACCGTCTTTACTAAAATCTAGTTCTATAGAATATCCACTATTGGTATATCTATTAGGTATATCAGCTTTTTTAATGCCTTTAGAGTTTTTATTATAAAGAGCTTCTTCAATAATTAATGGTATGGACGATTTGCCCATACCATTAGTTCCAACTATTTGAGTAACTGGACTCTCTGTTAGAATTAGCTCATTGTCTTTTCCGTAACTAAAACAGTTACTCCACTTCAACTTTTGCAGCGTAATCATTAAATAATCCTACTATATTTGATACGTTTGATTGATCTATTTCTAGTATATAGAGTAGATACTCCATAAGTTCTTCTGAAATAGACATATCTTTATCCATTATAAGTGCTGCCTCAGAATTTCTTTTAACAATTTTTTTGTCTAAAAGTTCTGAGTTTTTTATGTCTGCAAGTTGTTGTATGTCTCCCTCTATCTCATAAATTGTATGGTCATACTCAGAGGAAATCATCTCTTCTTCAGTTAAAACTGTTTTTCTAAGCAACTGAGGAAGATCAAAGGGATCCCACCTCCAGCTCCAGTCACTCTCATTAATAACAATATAACCCGTTGATACTTTATTTCTATGAAAAGATGTAGTCATTGGACTACCTGGGTATACTATATTTTTCTGAGTATTACTATGAGCGTGTAGGTCTCCCGCAAATACAACAGGAAAATCCTCTAACCTCTGTAAGTCCACCTCTGGCTTAACATGGGGAGGTATTTCACCGCGAACGTGAGTAAATAATGGAAATCTTGAATTAAGCCTCTCTATGCTACCAGGTCTATGTAAGTCTGCATATGGCAGAATACTAAAACCTAGGCTTTCATCAAAATAGGCAATATCTACTATTTGTACTAATGGGTTTACATCTCTTGATACTTGTTTAAGCTGCGAGAAAAATGTAGTATTTTTCTTCGTAGCTTCGTGGTTACCATCATATATTATTGTTGGTATTTTTACATTTTTTATGAAACTGAAGTATAACTGTAGTTCTTCCATATTGGGAAGACGATCAAATAGATCGCCCCCAATAATGTGCATGTTACATTCCAGCTCTAGCGAGTAGATTTGACTGAAAAATAGTTTATATCTATTTAAAGCCCAATCTTTAGGTACATTTTTCTGCCCTAATTTTATATGCCAGTCTGCTGTAAACAGTATCATGCAATTTTAAACTCGTCTTCAATGCTTTCATCTATACCCGTATCTGATCGAGAATTATTAATTCTGTCTAAAAGCTCTTTCTGCGCATCTGGAGTAGGACGGGGCATAACATCATCCATTGACTTAAGATTTGCTACTAAAGATTTTTCAGTATCATCTAGGGGGCGCTTAGCTTGTTGGCACTTAATCTGCTGCAACTGATACTCTACATTGTAGGGCATGGGGCCTGTTTTTACTCGCTTAAAGCAAATGTCCCAACCATCTTCAAAATCAGTAGGATCGCCTAAGTCTTCTGCTACAGTGATAATTTGTTCCCACAGCTTCTTCTTGAGATTAATTACTTTTAATTCTCCATTGACCAAGCACTGAGTAGCATAGCTCCAGCCGCACTTTAAGTCAGGATAAAAGTCTTTAACCCAATCTTTTTCTTTGTTGTTAAAAGCTTCTGCGTTACGGTCAAATGACAGACACTCCAGAGGAATATCTTTATCGTTTTCACCTTTTACCCAATACACGTATCTAGCGAGAATATCTCCTACTAAACGTAGTTTATTATCCCCTTCTACATACTGGTAGCTTGAAATTGATGATTTTTGTGCGGAACCTTTTTGCTTGTTAAATGAAATTGCCATGTTAGTGTATCTCCTTTTTTGTAACTTCTTCGTATTTAAAGTGAACTATGCCACGATCGTCTATACTAAGTAGTCTGTTTTCTATATATAAATTCCTATCAAGAGGCAGATTTACTGCTTTAATAGTAACGGTTTGTTGCGCTATGTATAATGAAGTAAGCCTAAAAGCGGCTATTCCAAAATACTGTACGACTTCTTTTTTTGTATACTTATAACTATTATAAAATACTACTTCAGGGTGCAACATAAAAGACTGACCCTTAAAATTTATATTTGCCCATTTGTAGAGCCTGTCAAATTTATTGTTAGGTATAGTCTTATGCGTTAACATATCTAACACGTCGAATACATCATTGACGTTTTTATTGCACGTTTCTATTATCTTTTCAAAGTCATAAAGTAACATATATTATACCAAAAGTTTACCATATTGTCAAGCAATATTTTTTTAAAGCTGTTTAATATTGTAGCCTTGTTTTATGTAGTGTCCCATTCTCTGTGATGCTTGGTTCGACGCAGTTTTTCCTACCAAGTGTATATCTAAAATTACGGGGGTTAATTTACCTTCCTCTTTTCTAACTACTCGTCCTATTAACTGGGTCAATAAAGGCTCATTATTTATAGGAGTACCTAAAATTAGGCAACTTAAGCAGTTTAGTGAGATACCTTCAGAGAAAATAGCTTGTGTACCAAATAATACATTAAACCGACCAGCCTCCACCTGAGACATGATTGTTTCTCTTTGATCTTGTGCTACCTCACCCGTAACACAAGCAGCATTATCCCCAACCAGTTCGGCGCAAGCTTTTAAAAAGCTCACGCGGTCGCTTACTACCAGCACTTTGTGCCCTCGGGCTGCGTAACTAGAAGCTAACAGGGCTACCGAGTGTCTGTACTCTTCATTATTAGTTAGATTGTTTACTCTATTAGCCCAGGGTATGTTAGCTCCGTCCATAAAACGCGTTTGAGACCTAAATATATGTATTTCTGGTTGCATAAAGTTTTCTTTGGGTG